ACTATCAATGGGATTTTCTGCCCACCAAAGTTTACCTGCTAAATTTTCTGACTTTTTAATTTCTCACGTAGCTGCTAAAGTAGCACAGAGAACAGAAACTAACATATGGACAGGTAACACATCAACGTCAGGACAATTTAATGGTCTTATGACTAAAATTGCAGGTGATGCTGCTTTACCTGCTGCACAAGAGGTTGCAGGTACTACTGTAGATTCGACTAACGTAATTGCACAAATTGGAAGTATTGTAGATGCAATTCCTTCCACACTTTATGGTAGTGAAGATTTGTATATTTATGTTTCTCAAAACATTGCAAGAGCCTATGTAAGAGCATTAGGCGGATTTGCTTCACAAATTGGTGCTGCAGGTACTGATGCTAAAGGTACACAATGGTACAACGGTGGAGGACTTAGCTTTGATGGTGTAAAACTATTTGTAGCTAACGGTCTTGCTGACAATACTGCTATGGCTGCTGAAAAATCTAACCTTTACTTTGGTACAGGTCTTTTATCTGACCACAACGAGGTGAAAGTTTTAGATATGGCTGACCTTGATGGTTCACAAAACGTAAGAGTAGTAATGAGATTTACCGCAGGTGTAGAGTACGGTATCGCAGGTGATATTGTAACTTACGGTATTACAAACTCTGCTAACTAAGAACTGATTAACTAACAATAAGGGGTAGGTGGTTTTATATCTGCCTACCCTTTTTTAATAATAAGTAACAAATTGATTATCAAATAGTTACAAAAAAATTTTTTATAGGATATGGCTTGTAATTTATCAGCAGGTAGAAAAGAACCATGTAAGGACGTAGTAGGAGGCATTAGTAAAGTCTATTTTACTGACTTTGGTGGTTACGGAACAGTAACACAGACTAATGACGAAATTACAGATATGTCAGGTACTTTTACTGCCTTTGAATACGAATTAAAGGGGAATAGTAGCTTTGAGCAAACTATTACTTCTTCAAGAGAGAATGGTACTACATTCTTTGAGCAAACTTTAAACCTTACTCTTAAAAAACTAAGTAAAGAGGACAACAAGGAATTAAAGTTATTAGCCTATGGCAGACCACATGTTGCAGTTGAAGATTACAACGGTAATGTTTTTGTTATGGGATTAGAACACGGTGCAGAGGTAACAGGTGGTACTATTGTTACAGGTGCTGCTATGGGTGATTTAAGTGGATATACTTTAACACTAACTGCCCAAGAACTTTTACCTGCTAACTTTGTAGATTCACCTACTGCTGCTGACCCATTTGCAGGAATGGGAAGTGCAACTGTTACAGTAACAGAGGGAACTAACTCTTAATAGTTAGGAATGATTAGGATAAGAGGGTGGCATTAGCTGCCCTTTTTTTTGCTTTATAAATAACAAAATTTAAGTTTTTTTATTGTATATATATGATAGTTTTACAAGAAAGTGCATCTGCACAAAACTTAGATTTTATACCAAGAAGTTTTACAAGCGGTAACACTTATAATGTTACTATAGTAAACGAACAAACCAATACAGAGATTTACAACCAAAGTGTTACTTCTATAACAGAAAACTTGTACTACAATAGGCTAAATGCTATATTTAACGTAAAACAAGATAACTTTTATATAGTTACTGTAAAGTCAGGAAGCGATGTTATATTCAAAGACAAGATATTTTGCACTAACCAAACAATATCAGACTTTACGGTAAACGATAGCCAATACACAGAGCAAGACACGACTAACGAATTTATATTTATATAATGGATAACGTACATATAGTGAATTTATCTTCTTACAATAGACCTAAAATCCAAGAGGACAAAAAAAAAGAATGGATAGCGTATGGAGATGACAACGATTTTTATACTTATCTAATAGACCTTTATATACAATCTACAACTAACAATGCAATTATAAACGGTGTTAGTCAAATGATTTACGGAAAAGGCTTAGATGCTTTAGATAGTTCTACTAAGACAGATGAGTACGCAGCACTAAGGTCTATATTTAACGATTCTTGTCTTAGAAAAATAACCTTTGACCTAAAACTATTAGGAGAGGCAAGTTTTCAAGTATTATATAAAGATGGTCAAGTAGCAAAAGCCGAACACTTCCCAAGACAAACACTAAGAGCAGAAAAGTGTAACGAAGATGGTGAGATCGAAGCATACTACTACCATAATGATTGGTCTAAAGTAAAACCAAACGACAAGCCAAAAAGAATAGCTGCTTTTGGATTTGGTAACGGTAAAGAACCTGAAATTAAAATAGTAAAAAGATACTTGTCAGGTTACGATTATTATTGTCCACCTGACTATATGGGAGGTACTGCTTATGCAGAACTTGAAAGCGAAGTAGCTGACTACCTTATAAACGATGTACAAAACGGATTTAGTGGTACTAAGGTTGTAAACTTTAACAACGGTGTACCCGATAGAGAAAAGCAGTTACAGATTAAGTCTGACGTAATGCGTAAGCTAACAGGTGCAAGAGGCGAAAAGGTAATTATAGCTTTTAACAACAATGCAGAAAGCAAAACAACTGTAGATGACATACCACTAAACGATGCACCACAACACTACGAATACTTATCTAACGAGTGTGTAAGTAAGTTAATGGTTGCACATAGGATTACTTCTCCTTTGCTTTTAGGTATTAGAGATGGTAACAACGGACTTGGCAATAACGCTGACGAAATTAAAACTGCTTCTTTATTATTTAACAACACAACTATTAGACCTTACCAAGATTTAATTATTGATGCTATAGACGATATATTAGCAGTAAATGGGATTGCTTTAAAATTGTATTTTAAGACCCTACAACCGCTTGAATTTATAGAAACGGACAATGCTATTACTGACGAAGCAAGAGAGGAAGAAACAGGTGTTAAATTAAGCACAGACACCTTTGATGATGACAAAATGTTTAACCTATTAGACGAGTTTGGCGAAGAAGAAAACTTTGACGATTGGGAACTTGTAGATGAAAGACCTGTAGATTATGAGCAAGAAGAAGCCTTAGATAAAATGATAGGATTAGCAAGTACAGGAGTGGCAAGACCCAATGCAAAGTCCGATTTAGATGGTGAAACCAAAAGCGAAAAAAAATTTATAGTCCGTTACCAATATGCACCTTTAGCGGTTAGTAATAATTCAAGGGAGTTTTGTCGTAAAATGGTAGCCGCAAGAAAAATTTACCGCAAAGAAGATATTTTGTCTATGGGTGAAAGAGCAGTAAATGCAGGATGGGGTAAGGGGGGTGCTGACACTTATTCTATTTGGTTGTCTAAAAATTTACACAAACTTTATAAAGGCGGAGGTGGATGCCATCATTATTGGATGCGTAAGACTTACTTAGCAAAAGACGGTGTAAAACCCGATGTTAATAGTCCAAAAACAAAACCAATATATAAACAACAAAGAGCAAAAGAAGGTATAAAAGCACCAAGTAAAAGTAAAGAACCGTCCAAGGTTTCAATAAAACCGAAAGATATGGCTAATCGTGGATTCGTAAATAAATAAGAAATGGCAGAGGGATTATTTATAACAAGAAAAGATTTAGTTAAATTCACTTCCGTAAACGGTTCGGTGGATTCAGACAAATTTTTGCAGTACATAAAGATTGCACAAGATATACATATTAGAAACTACTTAGGAACTGACCTATACAACAAAATACAAGACGATATAGAGGCAAGTAGTTTGACAGGTGATTATCTAAGCCTTGTTACTGACTATGTAAAACCTATGCTAATACATTGGGCAATGGTTGAGTATTTGCCTTTTGCTGCTTATACTATTGCAAACAAGGGCGTATTTAAACATGGTAGCGAAAACGCATCTAACGTAGAGAAAGATGAGATAGATTTTTTAATAGAAAAAGAAAGAAACATAGCACAGTATTATACTGATAGATTTATAGATTATATGTCATTTAATGCAAGTGGTAAATATCCTGAATATTACACTAATTCAAACGATGACGTGTACCCTGACAAAAACGCAAATTTTGAAGGATGGGTTTTGTAAGAAACGATTATAAGCCTAAAACACTAAATGTAGAAAGGCTAAAAGAATATCTACAAAAAACATATATAACAAAAACGAAAAAAAAGTATTGATAATATATGGCTAACACAATAAATTGGGGTAAGATATATTGCTTTACAGAGTTTGGTATTGAAGATTTTACAGTAGCCGAAGCAATACCACATTTTTCCTCTCCTGAGTGCTTTTTAGGTGCTTTAGAAGGTGGTCAAACAGAAACATTAGCATTAACGATAGATGACACACAATTATATAGTGTAGATTCTTCAAAACTAAAAGCTGATTTAACTTTAGTAACATTATTTGAATAAAAATATATAAAATGGCAAGAATAAACATAGGCGTAGGTACAGAACCTAACGATGGCAATGGGGATACACTAAGAGATGCTTTTGTATCCGTAAATTCAATGACTGCTGACATCTACGGACAAAGTGGAACAGGAGATAGCCTAAGAGGTTCTTCTGCTTTAACTGCAGCAGCAGATGTCGATGTTGATTTTGACACCGCAGCAGTTTTTACAATGACATCAAGCATAGCAGTAGATTTAAACTTTACAAACGCATCAATAGGTGATGTAAAAGACATTATTGTAACAGATTCAGGAGGTACATCTTCACTAACTTTTGACACAAGTAGTAATACTGTTACAACTATTGCAGGTAGTTATAGTGCTACCGCAGGTGCAGTAAACTTTATACAAGTTGCTTGTACTGCAGCTAATACATTTTTCTTATCAATTTCACAAAGCGTATAACTATGAAAGCAGCAGTAGAGAACGGAAGAATAGTAAACATTTATAAAAGTTTACCTAACAAATTAAAAACTCCCAAAAAATACATTTTAGGAGGTGCAAACAACCTATCAAAAGAAGAACTTGAAGCTATTGGTATTTACGATGTAGTAAGACCAAGCTATAATAAATTGACACAAACCAAAGGCGGTCTTTATTTTGACGAAAAGAAAAAGATAGTTACTTATGATGTTACTGATATAAACTTTAATCAAGAGGTAGATATTATAGGAGAAGATGGTGAGCCAACAGGCGAAAAAGAAAAGAGGTATAAATTAGCCGATATAAAAGCAAGTAAAATTGCAGAGATAAAATCTATAGCAGGTAAGTTATTACAACCTACAGATTGGCAAGTTATAAGAAAATCTGAGAGAGATATTGCTATTAGTTCTGATGTTGCAACAGAAAGAGCAAGTATTTTGGCAGAAGCCGACAGGTTGGAAGCCGAAGTAAATGCCAAGAAGTCTTATAAGACTGCATTGCAATACAACGTACAATTTTTCCCACCATCTGAAGAAGAATAAATATGGCTTTAGGCAAAAGACTAATTAATACAGGTGCAGCAGTAGAAACTTGTAATACTGAATCAGTACAGGCATTTGGTGCTGATAACGCATACAGTAGCAATATAGCTTTATATGAGCTTGATGGTAATGATAATGATACTACAACTAACTACAATGGCACAAATGACCCAAATGTAACATACTCATCAACAGGGGCATATATTGGACAGGCTGCTATTTTTAATGGTAGTAATTCTTATATTAATTTACCATTGACATCTTTATTTTTTGGAAAAAACACTTTATCTGTTTCTTTATGGTTTAAAACAACCACGACAACAAGGTCAAGAATTTTTACTGATTATGCTCAAACAAGCAGAAATTGTGATATCATAATGAATGCAAATGGTACAGTTGAGGTAACAACTGATTATAACCAAAGTAGTAATACAATATTTATTTCATCCTCTGCATATAATGATGGCAATTGGCATCATATAGTTGTATCACTTAATCAATCTGCAGGAGAAAGAAATGTTTATATAGATGGGTTATTATTAGATACTGCAACTTTATCAACAAATAGTTGGAGTGGTACAGTAGGGTCAAGAGTAACATTAGGTGCATTTTATAGTTCTTCTTCTTCAAGTGGGTATTCGCAACATTTAAATGGCAGTATAGATCAAGTAAGAATATTTAACAAAGCCTTGATTGCGGATGATGTATCTACGCTTTACGCTGAAACATCATCTACCGCATCTAATACAAATCCTTTTAATGAAGGTGCAGGGGTGGCTTTATATTCTATGGATTATGATGCAAGTGAAGAAAGCGGCTACTTTGATGGTACACCTACTGACGTTGAATTTGGAGTAGGCGGAATAACAAACTTTGGTGCAAGATTTAACGGAAGTAGTAGTTTTATACAGACATCATTATCTTTAGATGCTGCATCAAATAGCGTTTCTTTTTGGTTTAATGCTGATTCAGTTGGCTCACAAAATCCTGCCTTGTATTTTAACAATAGAGGAGGTAGAATAGATATTACTATAAATGGCACAGGAAGCAATACTGCAACATCAACTCTTGAAAATATTTATATAAATTCAACGACTGCAATCACAGGATGGAATTTTGTTTGTATTGTGTTTACAGGGTGGGCATCATCTTACTCTGCAAGTAGTTATGGAAGTGCAATTACTGCTAATGTCTATCTTAACGGAGGTTCAGCAGTATCATTAAGTCCTACTCCTTATGGACAAAGTGATGGATTAAGAATTGGAAGAAGCGGTGGTAGTTACTATTATGATGGTGATATAGACCAAGTAAGAATATTCTCTAAAGCCCTAAGTACATCAGAAATAGATACGCTTTATAATAGTGGAAGTGGAGAAACCGCTTGTGTACATACTGCTACAACAACTGATAATGATTATCCAACAACAAATCTTGCATATTACAAATTAGACAATTCAGCAGAAGATAGTCATTCAGGAACTTATGATGGTACTGAATCAAATATAGAATACAGGTTTGGTAAGTATGGTCAAGCTGCTGTATTTAATGGAAGTAACGCTTATATTGATTTAGGCACATCTATAGCTACGTCTACAAGAGGTGTATCTATATGGGTAAATGCTGACAATTTTAGTGAAAGATGGGCATTTCAACAAGGGGATGGTCAAGGTGTTGAAAATTACATAAGATTTTATAATACAGACGATATACAAGTTAGATGGGGAAATGTTACTCAAACATTTAGTGGATATAGTGCCAATACTTGGATTCATATATTTGCTCAAAAAGATGAAAATGATAATGCTAATGTGTGGATTAATGGTGTTGAAATGGGTTCTACAGGAACTCCATCTGCAATAACTGTAAACAAAACATATTTAGGAGTAAGGAACAACGGAGGAAGCCTTCAGTATTATTTTGATGGAAAAATAGACCAAGTAAGATTGTTTGCTTCCGCACTTACGAGTAGTCAAATTATACAACTTTACAACGAAAAACCTGAAACAGATACATCTAATTTTAAAACTGTATTGTATACGGGGAATGGTACATCTTCAAGTTCAATCCAATACATTTCTAATGTAGGAATGGACTTGGAAACAAGTGGCGGTTTAATTTGGACTAAAAGAAGAACAGGTAGTGCTACTTCTCACGCTATTGTAGATAGCCTAAGAACTATTGGTTCAAGCACAGGTTATATTGCAAGTGATACAACTGATTTGGAACAATTTAGTAGTAATATGCCATCTTCACTTGAAGCAAATGGATTTTTTGTAAAAGGTAGTGGTGGTAGAACTAATTCAAATGGTCAAGATTATGTTTCGTGGGTGTGGCTTGGTGGTGGAGAGGCACAACAAAATAATGATGGTACAATTAATGGTGCTAATTGTATGGTTTCAGCAAATGCTGCCGCAGGGTTTAGTATTGTAAAATATACAGGTAATGGAACTGCAGGTGCAACAGTAGGACATGGACTTGGTACACCACCTGATTTAATTATTGTAAAACTTTTAGATAATAATAAAGATTGGTACGTTTTTTCTGAACTATTAGGTCAAAGTGGTGGAGAATATAAATATTTAGAATTAAATGATGATGATGCTGCAACAACATTTAACACACAACAGGTTTGGAACGGTGTTTTACCAACAAGCAATGTGTTCACACTTACAGGAGGTAGTGCTGATAATTTAAATAATAATGACTACATAGCTTACTGCTTTCGCTCTGTAAGCGGATATAGTAAGATAGGTACTTACGAAGGTAACGGAACTACTGCAACTACTACAATAACTACAGATTTTAAACCAAGTTGGGTAATGATAAGAAGAACAGATTCAGGTAATAGTTGGAGAATATTTGATACAAGAAGGGATACAACTCCTTTAAATTTAATATTAGATGCTGATACAAATCTTGCAGAAGCTGATGGTGGAACAACAACATCAATAAATATAACAGACACAGGCTTTAACATGAGTACATCACAGTTTGGAGGTTCTATTAATACTGATGGTGGTCAATATCTATATATGGCATTTAAATAAAATGAAATGGATGATTCAATGAAGATATTTACAACCTATGCGGCAAGTCTTTTTGCTTTAGTTTTTAGTATAAGTGATATAAATTCTTTGCTTCAGTTCTTAGTATTATTAGCAACGCTTGTTTATACGGTACTAAACATATATAAATCATTTAAAAAATGACAAGTAGAGAAAGGAGAGAGTTAAGAGGTTATATAGGAAGTGGAGTAGTATTTTTGTTTGTTATTGCCCTTCTTATTTTTCTTAGTTACGTTGAAATTCCACAAACAAATAACGATACTTTTAAACTTATTACAGGTGCTTTGGTGGCTACTATAGGTGCAGCTATATATGTATTTATTGGCAAAGACCCAAACGAGGTAATAGAGTTACAACGTAAAAATGATGCTTTAGAAAGTAAAGTAGAGCAGCTTGTAGTAGCAAAAGACAAGTTAGAAGAACTACTTATTAAAATACAGGATGACGTTATAGATAGGTTGCTTATAAATAAAACCTTAGAATACGATGACAAAAACAAATCTTAAATATTTTACTTTAGATGAGTTTGATTCGCCTGACCTTCCTAATAGTGGGATCAATATGGATAGCGACTTCTTGCAAAAGTTGGAAGCAGCACGTGAGATTGCAGGGATACCCTTTAAAATTAATAGTGCCTACCGCACAACAGAACATCACCAAGCTATCTACAAAAAATTGGGAAAAGAGCCAACTAAGTCAGCCCACCTTATCGGCAAAGCAGCAGACATACATTGCACAGATTCAAGAAGCAGATTCATTATTATATCAGCGTTACTTAGTGCAGGATTCAATCGAATCGGTATTGCAAGTACCTTCATACATTGTGATACTGCCGAAAAAGGTAAAACCAAAAATGTCATTTGGACATACTAATACAGTAGGAAGTACGATAAGCTATGAGTGAAATAAAAGTAAAGGCTAACGGACTAAGAAACGAATTAAAAGAGATACGCAAAAGTATCGACAAACTAACTAACGCAATTATTGAAATACATATTGCACAAACAAACAAACACAATGCGAGTAATAATGACGATACTTGTTGCAACGATGATGAGTTGTGCAAGTGTAAGGGAAACAAACCGAAAGCGATTTAAAGAAATTACAAAAGACATTTGCATAGAAAATCATAATGAAGCTAAATTAGCACAGATACTATACAACGAAATTGTAAATGGCAGGTAAAAAGAAATTTAAAGACACAGTAGTAGGTAAATTTCTACTTAATAAAATCCCTAACGTAGTAAGTAAGATAGCAAATGACACACCTGTAGGTAGTGTTATAGAAGCTATTATTGGCGGTAGTGAAATGTCAGAGGCAGATAAGCAGGTAGCACTTGAAAAGCTACGCTTAGAACGTGCAGAAATGGATGGCATTACTAAAAGATGGGTAGCAGACAGTAGAAGTGATAGTTGGCTTAGTAAAAACGTAAGACCACTTACATTAGTTTTTTTGACAGTAGCTTTTGTAATAGGATGGTATTTACAATTAGAAGAACTTGACATAGTTAAAGAATTATTGTGGATAGTTTTTGCAGGATATTTTGGTGGAAGAAGTTTTGAAAAAGTATCAAGTATAAAAAACAATGGCTAAACAGATAGTAAGTAACTATTACAAGAAACCTAAGAAAAAGCGTAAAGGCATACACGCAAAAAGCAAACAAAGTAGCCTAAAATCAAGTAAATTATATAGTAAGAAATATAAAGGACAGGGTAAATAGTTATGCTAAAATTATTAACACCCTGTTGAACTTTAAAAAAAAAGTCGCTAACTTTGGTGGGTTAGTGGTAAATAATGTTTAACTAATTAATATATATTTAAAATGTCAGAAGATACTACTATTAGACAACTTGCAGAGAAAATAGCTAAAGATTTTGCAGTATCTGTAAAAGAACGTACAGATTTATTACTAAGATTAGATGCAAACCAATATACTAACCTTGGTAAAGATAGTTTAGTAAGTGAAAAGAAAAAAGTAAAGTCAGATAGTAAGTATATCTACCGCATGATACAAGGGATAGACGAAACGTTAGGCAAGAGTTTAGTACAAGCTATGGATACGTAAAATAATGCCAAGAACTGCAAAAAAACCAACTAAAAGTAAACTGATAAAAAAACTTGACATAGTTTTTAGTAAGTATATAAGACTAAGTAGTGCAGATAAGAATGGTTTTTGTACTTGTGTTACCTGCGATCGTAAATACCATTGGAAAAATATACAAGCAGGGCATTTTATGAGTAGAAAGCATTACTCAACGAGATGGGATGAAGATAATGTAAAACCCCAATGTTGCGGCTGCAATATGTTTAAACAGGGTGAACAATATAAATACTCCCTTTTTCTTGGTTCGGAGTTAAGTAATGAATTATATTTGAAAAGTAAAGAGGTTGTAAAATTTAGTAGTTATGATATTGAACAGATGATTGAACACTACAATACTAAATTAAAGACCTTTCTGTAATTTTTTTGTTTTATTGTTTTATTGTTAGGGGTGGTTTAATTACTACCCCTTTTTTTTGTTAGATATTTTTTTATAACTTAGCAATATGGAACATTTAACAAAAGCAGAACT